GTAAGTTTATTCGCTGGTGTGTCAAGTCAAACGAACTGATTCTCTAACGTTCTCACTGATAATCTATTTATGTCAATTAACTTCTTAATTAATTTAAGTTTTGGTGCGTGCGTTCTATACCGTTGTATTCTCATTTTGTATCTTGATTTTGCATCTGGCGTTACTGTTAACCTGATCGTTTTACGTTTTAATCCAATTGCTGCACGCAACATAGTTAGTTGAGAAACATATAAATTAACCGCATCTATCTCAGTCTTTGTCAATTCTCTTGGATGCCGTAACACCAAGTCAACCATTTCTTGTGTAGATACGTTCAACGACATACAGAATTCATCACCTATCATTCCACGTTTTAGTAATTTTAATGCATCAAATTTCACCCTCTCAGACGTTAAGTATTGTGCGAGCTCTTCCGCAACCTTTGTCTCAATGTTCATCAATGTAAATAAAGTTGTTAAATCAACAGACGTATGACTAAGTCCAACTTTCTCCAAAACATTAATTATTGTGTTAGCTGTCAAGAAGCCTCTCATAACTACGTCCTTCCTCAATATCGCATCAATTCTATCGATGTAAGACATCCTTATTCTATCGCTTCTACGCGGTCCAATAATTGCTTTCTGTATATAAAATTGCGGCGATAAGTTTTGATCAGGAAATACATATGGTTCTTCAACTATATCATTTTCAAAATAAACGTCAAACATTTTCGCGTAATTACTAGTAATATATCCACTTTCTTCATTCAGATTGAAATAAACTGGTTGTTCCCTCCATCCATTCAATTTTTGTTGATATTCAAGCTCATAACCGCTAACGAGTAATGACCGGGCTGTGGCTTCCTTTAATAAAGCAGAATGCATCATGGTTCTTGAAATACGATTTGGACCATAATCACCTAAAGGTAACTGCTCAACAACCTCAAGAATCTCCGGAGTAGTAAGAGCGATTCTTACCGCTGGCCTTGCCATCTTTTGGAAAAAACTCATCTTCGTTTCCGGCATTATTTGTCGTTTGTCAGCTTCCGTTTCATTCCAAAGCGGTAGCAACTTACCAGCGAGTAGCACTAAGTTATTCATTTCATCCCTTAGCTTACTCATCATCATTGAATCCAAAAATATCTCATCAGACATTACGACGTTTAATGCTGCAAAGTGTGCTCCAAACCCGTTCCAACTTAATGGTAAATAAAGACTCAACGGATTTCTAATTGTGACTAACGTATATCCATCCTCTTTGTCATCATCAAATTTACGATCCCGATAAACATCCTCACATAATATTGTTCTTTTTAATTTCCATGCGCCAATAAAAGTTGATTTTAACAGTAAAATCCAGTTCGCTAGTTCATGCGAAAAACCTCTACTAACTTTTGTTATCATTGTTTGCACTTGAGATCTTACATAACCTTGAACATCTTCAATATCTTTACGACGCTCAGATGAGATTATCATCATCCTATCCTGCGGTACATAAACTCCTTGCTTCGCATGAGTTTGTGTTTTCTCAACAGAAAAAGGAGTCATCATAGTCTTTGATTCAGACGCCTCATGACCACATTTCTTCACAACATCAAACACAATTTCGATTAATTCGTTAACCTTTTTCGAATCCCTTGTATGCAGTTTTGTATATAATATCGTATCGTCGCCGACGTATTGTTCTGATAAAAAAGCGATCTCATCCGGGAATTTGCGCCTAACCTCTTCCTGAATAATTGTACCGATTGCCATGTTATGAAATGAATTAGCGATTAAAGTCGAGTTTTCACCGGATAAATGTGTGTCAATCATGGCTAAATCGCTTCCATCAGTTGGCGAAACTAAAATATATGGCCCTTTCTCATTTTCGTTAACCTTTTTCAAAGTATCTAAAGATTTAATCGGTTTGACACCCATAGGAGGTCTGAAATCACCAGTAATTCTATCTTCATCCTCCAGCCTTAAATATTCTGATAGTGCTATTTTAAACACACGTCTTTTACCATTCCATAGTGACATAGAAACACGACCATCCCCGTACCCAAAATCGATTAGTTCATCTAGCGTATATCCTTCGTACCGTAAATTTGAGTATTGCTTCATTGCTGCACGCAACCCTCTGATCATGCCACCTCTAAAGTTGTGCCGTGTTAAATGCGTATCATACTCACTGTAATCGATCGCCATTGAAAAAATCTCTGGATCACCTGAATTCCTAAAGGTATCACCTGCATCCATCACACGTGAACCAGTTGCTTCTAAATCCCCAACGATAATTTTACCTCCCATTCGCTTTGATTCTGGAGAAGTTGTCCCACCAACTCGCGCAAAATATTCATTCATCGGTAACGTGACAATCAGCTGTGGAACCAAAATCGATAAATTGATCGAGTAGATAATTCTAGTTGATTTAATCGGTACTTCTCTTTGACCCTTAGTTTGATAATGTGTGACTGTATTATATTTTCTGTTTAATTCCTCAGGTGTGAATACTGTGTGCCCTTTTGTAAAAATTACTAATGCTTTAATTCTTGAACTAACTTCAACTAACTCATGTTTCTTATGAGTACTAGGTCCAAAACTCTTTTTAACTAACACCTTGGTTGAAAAGCCTGAACTCGTATTTCGAGCTAATCTCAACATCGAGGTATACAACTCTTCAGGCATCACTATTTCTTCCCTAGCAGCGCGTGCTTCATCATATGCCTTTATAAAGTTGTTTTCCGTGTAATTAGAGACGCGCTCAATATAGTTATCCTTTGCTGGTTTCATCTGCTTATCAAAATCTGTACTTTTATTGACAGTCCATGCACGCCCATACCCTGTTATTGTTTGAATACTTAACATAAAAGACGCTAAAATTAAATTACTCGGCCTGTTTGGGTAGAACGGTGTTTCATATACTTTTCTGATCATTGATAAAAATATTTTAAGCTGCTTATCGTGACACCCTAACTCTTGTGAATATTCGATTGCCTCTTCAACTTTCTTAATATTATCATCTCTACTTTTCTTATAAAATGTACCTTTGAACAATTCAACATAAGTATTTTTAACATGAGAAAATTTTTCATAAAACACATCTTTGCTATTGCGATCATCACTTGCATGTGATTTCAAAACAATGATTGGATCCGCCGCTACACCCCATAGCTTAACAAACCACGAATAAGGTGATCGTAATGTGTTATTAATCTTTTTCGGATGTGGAATACATACATAGAAGAATTCACGTAATAATTCGAATGGATCCACGGGTGTATCACCAAACTCAAGATTTTTCAATTTCTCTTCTTCCATGCGCTTTTTAATATTGAATTCTAAAATCGATTCCATACAGCACACCGGGGATAGTAAAGGTGTCGTATAAGACATTTTAAATGTATCAATTTTAGATAAATCACGCAACCCTTGATGAAAAGGTTCATCGTACTTCGTAATGAAAGCTCTCATTAGCTGTAATCCAGCTGGAATGTGCTTCTCTTCCACAGCAACCGATTCAATAAATGCGTACCATATTTTAATTGGTAAATCACCATATACCTGCATTTCATTACGAGCTCGCATCTCAACATAAGTTTGCAACATTTCTTCTCCTTCACGCTCAACAACTTCATAATTTCTCAAAAATTCCTCTTCTGGTTCCAATTCAGCTAACGGTATCTGCGAATCTTCATAAATTTTTAACCCCACATCATCATTCTTCTTCTCTACCAGCAGTTCACCCCAACTAGCCTCATTAATTATTGGTATCCCATATAACGTCGTGTTTCTGGCCCGCGCTTGCTTTTCCAACACATCATCATCAGTATGATATTTTGTTCCTTTCTTCCTCCTAATTTCACGTATTTTGGCTGAAAAACGATATACATGCTGAAATCCTTTTGTCACATCAAATTTGTGGTTTGGAAAAAAGTTCTCAATTACCCGTTTAATTATTTCTGCCCCACGCACAGTTGCGACCATTGCGA